TTAATTATCTTTCCATTTGGTGGAAATGGGGTTTGTTACGGTATTTTTTTCCTGGGTATAGGTGCCGTTCTGTTGGGCAATGGCTTCGCCAGTATCAACAATCGCGTTCTGAATAAACACGTTCTGCTTTTCTCCCCGAACGAAGGTTAACTGATGAAAGGCCGTTTTATTACCCCAGTCGCCTGAAGGGAGTGAAATGAAACGGACGGTGAAGGTTTCATCTTCAAACTTGCCCTGCATGGAGTAAACACCATAGTGGTCTTCACCCTGTGAAATGATTTTATAGACGCCGTTATCGTAATAGTAGATCTCGGCATCGGGGAACGGTTTTTTGTCGTACATTTTACGGTAGTGCAGCACCTGCTTAATGGTGGGCTGACCGAAGGTGACGGTCAGTTTTTTGCCATCCGCTGAGGTCGTCAGCCCTTCAGCGTGAGCGCTGCTCATAAGCATTAACAGGCTTGCGGTTGCGGTTGTGATTATTTTCACTTCACTTCTCCTGGTCTGATTAATGGATGATGTGCGTCTTAAGCGGAGCCGTTGAGCGTTTTTTTAACACGCCATCATCGTTTCAGCCAGTGCCTGTTTCTCGTACCCAACACGCTTCTGCCGGTACAGATTAACCATCCCGTCGATCTTCTTATGCGCTCTCCAGCTTCGCCTTGCGCTGCAGGTACTCATCGGTAGCTCTTTCGAGCGTGACAGACTGGTTCGCCAGCCCTCTTATTAATGGACAGGTAAAAAAATGCCTGAACGTCAGTTCAGGCATTTTCTTGAATTTGTGGCGGTGAGAGGGGGATTGACTCGCTGCGCTCGCCCTGCGGGCAGCGTCGCAGGCTCCGCTGTCCAGCGTGCTTCGCCCGCTGTCGAACCCCGGCGGGGGTTCTCATACCCCTCTCATTGAGCGATATAAACGAAAAAAGCCTGAACTTTCGCTCAGGCTTTTCTCTGAAATTATGGCGGTGAGAGGGGGATTGACTCGCTGCGCTCGCCCTGCGGGCAGCGTCGCAGGCTCCGCTGTCCAGCGTGCTTCGCCCGCTGTCGAACCCCGGCGGGGGTTCTCATACCCCTCTCATCGAAGAATATGTAAAAAAAAATGCCTGAACGTCAGTTCAGGCATTTTCTTGAATTTGTGGCGGTGAGAGGGGGATTCGAACCCGCGTTCATATCTTCGTAACCTTCTGATATTAAATAGCTTCATAAAAGGATCCTTTTTCACGTGCACTACACGTGCATTTTTCTTTAAATTGCCCCGTTATTCGCTTCCGGTTTTGATCCCCGGCCTCGACAGGTGCCCATCGTAATCGACCAGGTACGAGCCGTAGTTTCTGAACAGCATGTCCGGTCCTTTATGCCCCATTTGCTTGCATAGCCAGAACAGGTTGGCCCCTGAGCTGATATGCATCGTCGCGAACGTGTGACGCGTCTGATACGGGTTGCGATACCTGAGCTTTGATTCGCGCATGATGATGCGCCACGCCTTTTGGCGAATAGCATCTGAGCCAGCCCACGGCTCGCCGGTTCGCGGATCTTCGAATACAAACTCGCTCTTCAGCTGCGTGAACTGCTTCATGATGCTGAGCGCCTCGATCGCCTCCTCGTTCAAATCTATCTTCCTTGTGCCGGCGCGCGTCTTCGTTGATTTCTCCACCCCCTCAACAACGGCGTTCTGCACAAACGCCGTCTTCCTCTCAAAGTCTATATCCCGCCATCGCAGAGCACATAATTCGGAAGGGCGAACGCCGGTGTTTAGTGCAAACTGGAATGTCGCCTTCCACTGTGGGTAGAGGCAGTGCATATAGATGATGCTGATTTCTGCCGGCGTGAACGGGTCGACCTCGTACTCCTCAGTGTTTCCATACTCGATGGAGAAGTAGCGAGATGCGCTGATGTGCGCGACAGGATTATCACTGATAAGCCCATCTGTTACCGCTTCATCAATGGCGCTACGCAAAAAGGACAGGCGATTTCGAATAGTCTTCAGCTTCGTCTTTTGCGTCGATACCCAGCTTTTTAGCGCCGCCGGCGTCAGCTCCGTAACGTAGATATTGTGAAGCACCCTGAGCGATCGCAGGCATTTCCTGTAGCCATCCAGAGTGGAGGGTGACAGGTTGCGGTTCTCGCTTATGACCAGGTACTCCTCAAGGTAATCCTTTACCGTTTTTTTCTTCTTCTGATGCCCGAACAGCGCGGCCTTTTTCGAACGGGGGAAGTACTGCAGGTAGTTAAAATCCCCCGACGCGATGCGGTTCTGAATCTCTCCCAGATACCGCTCGGCATACTTTATATTTCTCGCATTCACCTCCATCCCCGACAATGGCTCTCTGCACAGAACGCCATTAAACGTAAATGTCAGCTGCAGCGTTTCGCCAGTCTTATGGCGCCGCACGGTTATTCCGCGCGGTAAAGCGGATCCTTGCTGCTTCTTGCCCATCGGTTCACCTCTTCTGTATCTATCCAGCGCTCCCGGACGCCGTCCACTTTTAATACGTGAACTCCCATCCTCCAGATCTTCCTTTGTATCCGTTTGTTAATGGCTTCCTCCGATTCTCCTGTGGTTTGGCAGTATGCTGAAATGGGCATTACATCAAGGCTCATATCTACTCCTTTGGCGGCCATAGCCAGGCCAGCACGATACAAATAAAAAGGGCCAGATTAGTGATAATCCAGCCCATGTCGGCTTCTTTCTGGTGGCTGTCATGCGGCGCGCTCGTCGGCCGGCTCCCGGTCGGACAATAATTTCCTTCCGATCGCCATCAGCGTGTCGCGCGAGACATACCCGGTTATTCCAAAATCTGAGGCGAACGGGTTCCAGATCAGCAGCATCGAGCCCTTGTTGTTGCCATTGACTGGTTTGCCGGTATCAGCGCGAATAAACGAGAGGCGGCCGTCAATAATGAAGCGCACCTCGGTGCATGAGTTTCGTGCCAGGCTGAACCAGCCGACCGAAGTGTCAGCGGGAACAAGCATCACGGTGCCGATCCCTTTGCGACACTCTTCCGCGGCTTTTTTCACCCAAGGAGAAATGTCGCTATAGGGCGGATTGCACCAGGTGATCCCCAGTGGCAGTTGTCCGGCCCAATCCTGCGCCAGCGCATCATCCTTTTCGGTGAAGTAAACCGGCAACAGGTGGTTCTCTGCGCTGGCGGCCACATCGGCCACAAAGCGAAACTCCCGCTTCAGCGCTGCGAATATCTCCGGCGGCGTCTGCCAGCTGTCGCGATGCTCGGGCGGAGTTGTGCTGCCGCCATAATCGCCAATAGTTTTCACTACCGGCAGGGCAGCGGCTATGCGTTCGCCTATCCATCGCATTACCGGAACGGCCATGCTATTACCAATCGACCGGTATCGTGGACCGTCCGGGCAGTTTTCAGTTTCTTTGCCGCGCCAAGGGATTTGCGTGTGATTATCCGGAAAGCCCTGCAGACGCTCACACTCAACCGGAGTAAGGCGCCTGACTTCCATATTCACCAGCGCGTGAGGCTTATCGCCACCGCCACTTGAGGCACGCAGACAGTTGGATAGGTCATCTCCCATCTCTGCAGTAGCACCGCCTTCCCGGCCTCTAAGCGATATGCATATTGCTGGTGGGTTTCCGGCGTTCGCATGGCTCCCACAGTGCCCGCCGGCGCGAAGCGTTGGGCAAATCTCAGGTGCCGCATCACCGCCAAAATCCTTACTGCTGAAGGCGATCGCGGTTGGGTTGCGTGACATTAGCGCTGGTGACAGGTCTCCTGTTGATGCAGCTTGCGTTCCGCTCATACGCTCCGGGAAGGCCAATGCAAACGTCTCCACTTCAAAGTCTTGCCGCTGCCCTTTGGCCGTCAGGCAGGCGGCGACATCAATGGCTCCGCTGCGGTTTCCTCCACCGAATGCTGCGAGCAGGTGTCCCGCCTGTCCTTGATTGTCGTCTGCGCCACACGTTCCAACGCCGTTTGCAGTAAGGGCGGCAACTGACGCCCCCGTTTCCCTGCTCGGCGGAGTATCCCGGCGCATGCTGTTGAGCTCAAAAAGTACTGCTGAGGGATCAACTCCGTCTCGAGCACTTGCGACAACGAACACACGGCGGCGGCGTTGGGCCACTCCGAAAAATTGAGCATCAAGGACTCGCCAGGCGATAGCCCTTTGTGGTCCAGACACACAACCAGCGTTTGTCCATTTTCCCCCTGCTGGCTGGATCTCACTGCTTTCTCCGGCAAGTCCTGCCAGAAAGCATCCGAAGGCGTTGTCTTTACTGCTGAGGACGCCTGGGACGTTTTCCCAGACGATAATGGCAGGTGGCTGTTCATTGTCGGTTCGTCGCGTGTCGATTGCATTGGCTAATTCCACGAATGAAAGAGTTAACTGGCCGCGTGCGTCTTCGAGTCCGTTTCGAAGACCGGCCACTGAAAAGGCCTGGCAAGGTGTCCCCCCAACCAGAATGTCCGGGGCTTCCACTTCGCCAGTAGCAATCCGCGCTGCGATGGCTGTCATGTCACCCAGGTTACTCACTTCAGGCCAATGGTGCGCCAGCACGGCAGAAGGGAAGGGTTCTATTTCACTGAACCATGCAGGTTTCCAGCCCAGTGACTCCCAGGCAGCACTGGCAGCCTCTATGCCACTGCAAACAGAGCCGTATTTCACTGTCTTATCTCCTTATCAACCTGCCGCACATAGAAGGACAGCCAGCGTTTTGCTGGAAATGTGCCTGGCGGGAGGCATTGAACGGTTTTGGCGTGTTTATCGAGAAGGGTGGTTATGATGCGGTCGTGCTCCGATCGCGGCTTTCCTTTGGTCGCGATCAGAATGTCGGCGCGGCATTTCCGCGCCACCGAGCGAAGTGCGTTTTCTGCTTCAGGGCTCATGCGAACTCCGGTAAACGAGAAAGGTTGCGGGTGCCGGTAATTACGGTCGCAGCCATGGTTGTGCGACGGGTAATGACCTCAACCTGATAGTGTTTGCCGCGATAGGCGATGGAATAGGTGATGTGATGGTGCTTGTTGCCCTCGCCATACCTGGCTTTATGCGCTTCCAGTGCCTTACTGGCGACGACGATGTGGGCAGGTTCGGTGTCGCCGTAGATGCGTTCTTTCATAGATTTCAGGCGTAAAAAAACCGCCTCAGTGGGCGGCTTTATCATCAAGATATTATTGATTCATGAATCGTAGACGGGTCATCTACCTGCAAAAATATTTGAGCGTCTCTGTATATATCCCTGAGGTCTTTATCATGGGGTTTCATGCCAACTTTTTTCAAAGCTTCAGCATTCTCAATCTCACCTAACACGCCAGGCCTTAAATGCCTTATGAAAAAGTCAGTTAATATTTGCCTGTCACTATCACTAACATGGGATGAAGTGATTGATTTCTCTGCATAGAAACAAGCTGCCGCCATCTCGCTTACTTTCTCGATCGTCTCAACAACATGAGAGTCTTCACCTATGCAGTTATTGCATCTTTCAGATAATCGAACCAGTTCATCCATTATTCTGGATATCTCATTTTGTCTTTCAGTTCTTTCAAGGGCCAGCTTTGAAATGTCTGTAGACTTTCTCGCCTGATAAGTGGCGTATGCCGCAAAGATAGCTGAACCAAGCCCTCCCAGAGAGGAGATTAGGCTTATGTAATCTTCGTGATGCCAACTCAATCCTTTAACTCCTTCTGATAAACCGGATCAGTGCCGCGCGGGAACTTCGTCGACTCTTCCCTATAAAACTTTAGACGCTCTTGAAAGTAAGCGCGCAACGGCTCCGGCTGCTGCATCTCTACTTCATACGCGATCACAGGCATATTTATCCGCTCTTTATAAGCAATGCCAGATGCCGCCAGTTCGACGTTTATCCGGTCGCGCTCTTCTTTGTTGGCGAAGTCTATGTGAAATTTAATTCACGTCTTCTAACTCAATGAAACCACCCCAAACCCTCATTCTTATTATCTCTTCTATTTTGTAAGCTTTTGAGATTCTGCCTCGTTCAAACTCACTTACTCTCATGAACGGCTGGTGGTTAATACCATTAATAGCAATTTCATTAGATTTATCATCTATCAGCTGATAGTTCGGCCTGATGCCTTCGCCTGTCATGCCAATTCTAACTGATTCAGCTTTGTGAAAACGGGCTGCTTCAGCCATACCTTCGACATGTCCAGAAACCCACTTACTTACTTCCATTTTATTATTCATAGTTTAACCCCATTTTTTATATCTAGCTGCGCTTAAAAATAAAGGATTCTGCTTCAACCTTACTCCTACTTGGTCAAGGGCATATCCTTGATTTTCCATAATCTGCCGAACCATCTTTCCTAGCATTTGCTTAATGCGGTCGTTTTTTACTTCTTCACCAAATGCCTCTAACAGGCTTGGTTGAAGTGGCTCAAGAGCTGGCTTAGAAAGATATGTTGCAGTTTTCATCATTAGTAGCGCTTCTGGGGATATAAGAAAATTCCATAACGCTTTTCCTAATACGGTATCGGCAATATCAGAAAAACTTCCAGCATCAAATTCCATTCCGTCCTCACATGTTGTTTTGTATATGCTATATATGACATGTAATAAATGACGCGTCAATGGTTTCGATGAAACCCTTTGACCATCCTTTTATGCAACGCCAGACTACCTGCGCCCAGAACGAAATCGAACGCCGCAACGGAACGCCTTTTTGCATACCAATTCATAAGAGCGATTAAGCTGTCGGGCTATCAGTTTGGGTGAGGTAGTTGCTGCAAGTTCTTTCAGAAGGCCTCTCTCATCGTGCGACCAGCGGCGGCCAAAAGTTAACTGATTGCCACGACGCCGGTATTCAGGTGATTGCATATTCACCTCTGTGATTAGCCAATAGCCTCTTCAATTTCCGCCTTGCGCAGCAGGTAAACATCGGTGGCTTTTTCGAGTGTCTCAGCCTCCTTCGCCAGCATTCGTGCCGCGTATTTGTAGCAGCGGTCCAGACCGGCCACGTTTTCCGCTTCAGCTGCAGCGGTGGTGAAATCGGCAAGCAGCTCGTCCGGCGTGCGCGCTGGTGCACTGGTAATCGTCGCCGGGTTAATTTCGCGCTCGGGCTGCTGCGTTTCGGGCTTGCTGTTAATCAGGTTGTTCAGATCCGCACGGCTGCGCGCCGGGGTGATGTCGCGTTCCGCGCGCTGCGCCGGCTCAAACTCATCCGGGGTGTAAACGCCGAGAATCACGTCAGGGCAGTAGAGGCGCGCCCAGTATTTGACGGCCAGATAAGCCAGCTGCTGCTTCGGCGCCGTTTTCCAGAGCGGAGAGTTGCGGGTGGTCACGAACTCCAGATACAGCGGCTCGCCCCAGGTGATTTCCGTCTCGCCGCGCAGCACGGCACCGACCCGGACAAACAGACCGCGTTCATTTGCCGCGTTAGCCGCGCCGGGCTTAAACTTCTCCCAGTCGCCACCGTACTCATATTTGAAGCGACCCTGTACGGCCGTAGAGCTGGTGATGACGGCGTTTACCAGTTGTGCCTCGTAACCCAGCGTGCCGTTAACGAGATGCGTTTTCTGCGCTACTGCATAGGGGTTCATGCCCCACTGCGCAGCCTGCAGCGCGATAGCGAGACAGTCGGCCGGCTTGCCCGCCAGATGTGCCGGAACAGTGGCTTTTCCCAGCGCCATCACTTCAGCGAACGCCTGCAGCTTCTGCAAGCCGGTAGGGCTGAAAATTGCCGCTTTGGTGTCGGCCTCGTTGACAGGCGCGTTTGTGATTTCGTTGCTCATGCGTAATCCTTCCTTTTGGCCCAGTCCGGGCGCGTGATTTCTTCAATGCCGCCCCAGTTACCGGTCAGCATGCATTCGTGATAGGTATTCAGGTCGCGGCGGAAGAGGTCGTAGCCCACGGCAACATCGTCCTCCTGCAGCTGGAAAGTGCGCACCGGATACCGGCCGCAGTCGATCGACTCGCTGACGGCGATGAAAACGAAAAGCGGGTATTCGCCGAAGTGCTTGCTGAAGCCTTCGCGGTAGTAGGCGTCCTGAACGTGATAGCGAAACTCTTCGACGTGGCGAGCGAAGCGGGACATATCAGCCACTTTCTTCACGTCGACGATGACGGGCTGACCAGAGAGAAACTTATCTGGCCGGATCCGGCAAAGCTCGCCGGTCTGCTCATCGTTCCAGTAGATGGACGCCTCTTGATGGCCTTCAGCTTCCAGCAGCCAGCGCGCGGCCGGGTGGGCGAGGGCGCTGGCACGCATAAGCTTCAGTTTGCGGCCTTCCTCGGCATCCATCACCGTCATGCCTAGACCGGCGCAGTCCTGCAGAAAGGCTTTTTCGTTCGCCTTGCCTTCATTGGTCCGGCGGTTAAATTCGGGAGCCACGATGAAGCGGTGATCAAACTCTTCAGGTTCCAGCAGCAGGCAGTGCAGGGCTGTGCCCATATCCAGTGCAGATTTCTTCTCTTCGTCCTCGGGTGCTTCTTTGCGCCACTGAAAGATGGCCGGGTTGATCGCGATGTCGTCCAGCTGCGATTTGCTGATGCCGGGGCCGCTGTGGTACGACTCGTTACTGATGTCGTAATAGATGCCGGGCTCCATCACGCCACCTCATCGAAGCTGTGTCTGCTTTTCCAGATGGCGATCGCCATGTGCCGCTTAGCAACTTTCACCAGCGCATCGCGCAGGAAATTTTCAGCGGCTTCGTACTGCTCGTCGTCTTGGTCGACCAACTCGGCAGCGGGATAATCGAAATGCTTCGGCAGAAACGCACACAGCGCCGTCATCAGCGGGTTAATTTTGTGCTGGTCCATCATCGCGTCGACTTCATCGCCGATGCGCTCTAAATCGGTTTCGGAGAGGTTTTTCATGATCTCTTCGACTTCCTGTTTTGCTCGCCATGAAAGTTTCACTGGTGCGCTCTCCGTAACAACAGCATTGCCATGGCCCACTTCGCGCTGTCGCCGAACAGATGGGCCTCTCGTGAAAGCTCCTGCGCTTTCTGGAAATAGCGAATCTTCATCAGGGTCTCCCTGGCTGTTTCATGGTGTCGGTCAGCCAGCGGCAGATAGTGCGCAGGCGTTCCGTTAAGCGGGTTAACTGGGAAGGATAAAGCTGAGCGGCATCCACGATGGTGCCGCCCGCGATCGCAAGATTCATCGTGGACATCCTTAAATGAGTTGGGGTGGTTTGGTTAAAAAAATGGCCCCTGCATTCCTGCAGGAGCCAAAGGCGAAAAACTCTCATACCGCATTGCGGCTCATTGCACGTCTGGTGCAAATGCACCGTCATGACCTGTCGTAACAGGCCATTGCGGTGTCACTTAAACCACTGGGACGCCAGATAAGCCGCGCCCGCGATTTTGTGCTCATGCTTCGGCTCGTAATCAACGAGGCAGGCCTTGATATTCAAAAGCGCCAGGTTGAGGTTTACGCCTTCCTTAGCAGTCGGGTATTCGCTCTTATCGAGTCCGTTAAAGAACCACTGACTGATGAACTTGTTCCAGCGATTCCCCATCTCTTTGAATTCGCCAGGCGTGTCGTTATAGGCCGGGAGGATTTTCATAGCTTTGCCGCCGAACACGATGTCGAGGCGGTTGATTTCAATCGGCTGCTGCATCACGTATCTCCTGAATTTGGGCGTAAAAAAAGCCGCTTATGCGGCTTGGAATCCTGTCACCTCAACCCGGCAGATGGGGTAGGTGTGCAGTTGCTTTTCAGCGATGATTTGCTGAGCTTCTTCCATGCTGGCGACGTCATCGCAGAACTTAATGTTCTCTTCGCCGTCATCCCATTTGCCAGCCAAAATCGTGTAACAGAGATTCATGGTTCCTCACTTAATGATGTGCGTTGCGTCTTTGCGAACCTTGCGATGCCCGGCGCTGTAAATCGCTACGGCGGGCAGGCACATGGCGCCATCTTCGTGCTTTTCGCGAGGGCTCGGCGCTGATACAGCGCGCGAAACGCGCTCGGCGCTGACGTCAACGCGGGCTTTACCTTCAGCCGCTTCTGCACGGCGTTTTGCGATCAGTTCGCCACGCTTGAGGTAGCGACGGCTGACGCTATTGGTAGCTGCAAACATATTTACCTCCGGTAATTGGCTTAGGTGATTGGATGGCCGGTGCTGTTAACTCATTCGGCATACTGGTTAGAGCGCCCGCACTACCAGTGACTCTGTCTTGAGGCGCCGGTTGGCTACGGCTTGCCATGGGCACTGTGTATACATCGGTCGCGCATCAGCCTGCGCATTCATCCAATCCCAAAGCCAACTGCTCTTTGGTCTCCCACAAGGGCGGGAGAAATAAACCCCATCAATGTTAAAGAGCGATCCAACATCCTGTTGGTTACTGCGTCCTGCTGATGGAAATAATATTCACATATTGTGATTTAATGGTCAATCACGATTTGTGTATAAAATGCGTTTAACACGTTATGTGTATGATTTTGGCGTGAATTTATTTTTGGCGGTGATCGGCAGGCACAAAAAAGCCCGCCACTCGAGGAGAGATGACGGACAACGTGGTAGGAATTTAGTTGTTGATGTGTTCATAGCTGGCATCCGAGCCAGTAATGGTCAGGTTAGCAGTGGTCGCTATATGTGCAAGCGTAAGCGGTTGATTAAATTAGCGTTGCGTTTATAAAAAAGCCCGCACGAGGCGGGCAGAGATGCTGTATATAGTCTTTTTTAGCCCTTGGGGCATGTCTCTTTGGACACTATGTTATCGGCATGGAAGCCGTGAGCTTTAGAGATGGGCACAAAAAGCCCGCTCAATGGCGGGCAAAGTGGTTCAGCACAGGGTTAACCTGCAAATCTCGTACAGCTAACGCGCAACATCCTGTATGCGTGTAGCCTTTACAGGTTAGGAGTGTGAGAGGTCTTGCGATGTGGGAATGGTCCTACAAGTCATGAAGTTAGGATTGTTCTGGCAAGAGGAGTTGGCTTAAAAAAGCCCGCTCTATGGCGGGCAAGAAGACACAAATTCCAATGGGGAAAGCCATCGCACACAGCAAATAATGTGCTTTCAAAGCATAGGCTACTGCCGCTACGTTGCTGTGAAACATAGCGTAGTAATTTTACTCGTCAGGATTACGTTAGTTGATGTACTGAAAAGAAAAAAGCCCGCTCAGTGGCGGGCTTAATGGAATTCTCTATGGCTAGATTTCAATATCTACAATAAAGAACTTGCTGATTGCGCCTTTCCTCACAGATGCTTTGGCGGTGATCTTGACCGCCGCGCTCTCATTGAGTCCGTGATTGAGAAATTTTGCCAGCGAAGCAAGGTAGGGGTTGTCAGAAGCAGATGCGGATGGATCGCTGATTAGGGCCGGGATACGCCTGTCCATATCATCACCTTGCAAAATGACCTTAGCTGTCATTTTGTGGGCATCGAACTCGGTGAGGTAGATTCGGTACTCACGCAGGCCGATAACTTCATCATCATCTAACTGATCGATAATGGCTTTATCTTCTTCGTTTATCACTGCCGGGTTAAATCCACCACCTGAACTGACGCTGATTTTGTTGCAGGTATTGCCAATCGGTGAAACTGCTTGCCTGACGGACGGACGCAACTCAGTAGCCATCTTGTCTATCACGGAGATGAGTCCATCGATGGTTCCTTTGTCTTTGTTTCCGAGAGCCTCAATGGCTTTCTCGAGCGCATCCTTAAGGTATTTCATTTCCTCTTTCTTTTGAGCGTTTTTAGCAAAAATATAGGGTATCAATGCACCAAGTATAGCCCCGGCAGATCCCGAGAACAATTGAGATTGAGTGATGAAATTCATAACAGTATCAAGGGTGAAGCAGTTCGCTTTTGCTTCTTTCGCATATACCTTAACTTCATGACCTGCCGAGTTCTTCGTATATCTTTGCGTAATCGCGAAGGTGCCAGCAGTTGCGAGAATTTTTGAGAAACCCTTTAAAGACTCACCAAGGCAGTTGAGTTCAATCTCATGCTTTTCAGCATCTAAGCCGTCGTATCTAAGCGAAAAGTTAACATCCCGAATACTAGTGTTTTCCATCCTTGCCTCTTTGTTTACCCGAACGTCTCTTCCGGCCACTGAGCCTTAACCACCTTGCCGATAATGCGGATGCTGTGGTCACAGTCCAGAATCCTGTAAGCAGGGTTCAGCGGCACCAGGTAACTAACGCCACCATCCAGCTCGTACTTCTTGAAGGTTGCCTCTGAATCGCCATTCGCCGAAGCAACGCAGAAGTCACCCGTTTCAACCGGTTCGGCCGGATCAACCAGAATCAGCATGCCCTCCGGGAAGCTCGGGCGGACGCCCTGTGGCGCTGTCATGGAATGACCTTTCACCTCTAGCCAGAAAGCGTTCTCACTGGCTTTCTTGGTTGTTGCCACCCATGCCTTAGCATCGCTCGCGGTATAGCTGCCTACTTCTGAGAAGGGTCCAGCCTGGACGTAGGCGAACAATGGGTATTCGTATTGTTTGAAAACAGAATCGGCCTCATCGCCAAACATGATTTTGGCTGGTGATACTCCAAGGGCTGAACCAAGGACTACCGCGTCGTCAGCACTTACCTTACGTGTGCCTAACTCATAATTCCCCAGACGAGACGGAGCTGCCCAACCGCAAAGTTTGGCTAGCTGTACTTGGCTAAGTCCTTTTGCTTCACGTAGGGATTTGATCCTTTCCCCGATTAACTCATGCATTGTTTTCATCCGATAAATTTACCACGGTTCGTGATTGCACTCCGTACACGAATTGAGGTTGACTGTTAATCACATTTTGTGTGTAATGGTTCTGCATTTAATGTTATGGAGGCTGCAATGAACAACATTGCTCAGCAGCGAAAAAAAATCGGAGTTTCGCAAGCTGTCCTGGCGTCAGCCATTGGTTGGGGTCAATCCCGTATCGCCAACTATGAGCTGAACATCCGTACTCCAAGCCTAAATGACTGCCGAGCAATCATTGAAGGCTTAAAAAAATTGGGCTGCAAATGCTCGCTGGATGAAGTTTTCCCACCGTCCAAAGACAAAGCAGCTTAAGCAACACCGCTCTTTAACACTCTGAAACCCGTCCCCGCCCGTGTGGGGAAACCTTAAGTGACTTGCTCACCGCAATGTCACGCAACTTATTCAACGAAAGAGATATTACGTCATGGAAATTGCAAGTTATCGCAAAAAAGCGCGAGAAATCGAAAGTCAGTTACTGAACAAACTGGCTGAACGCGGACAAGGAACTCTGGCGAAAGTGCTTGATATGGATGAAGCGACCATAAGCCGAATGAAGCGCAGATCGGGAATGCAGAAGCACAGCTTCTTCCAGATGATGAGCCTCGCTATGGCTTACCTCGATGTTGTGTCGCCGGAATCTGAAGTGGCGCAAAGACTGCTTCGCATTGAGCAGCTTCTTACCAAAGAAAAGGCCCCGAGCTGCGCGAACAGCTTCGAGGCCTGATGCGAAAAGACTGGATCAATTCACAGGAGTAATTATGAGTAGTTTATCACTGCATTACAAGGCCAAGGACAAAAACGGCACCGAGACAACGGTCAAAAAAACGTTTCTGGTTCCACTGGCTGAGCTGTATATCGAGCCGGGCTATAACGTCCGTGAAATAGACCAGGCGCACGTCGAAGAGTTTCGCGACGCGTTCATCGCCGGCGAGTTTGTCCCGCCTCTGGCTGTTCAGGTAACTGAGCAGGGCATCAAAGTAATCGACGGTCATCACCGCTATCACGGCGCGCTGCTGGCGACAGAAGCAGGCCATGAGATTGCGCGCCTGGAGTGCAAAGACTTTTCCGGTACCGAAGCCGATCGCATCGCGTTCATGGTTACCAGCAGTCAGGGTAAACCGCTCACCTCGCTGGAGCGCGCTGCAGCATATCAGCGCCTGGCTAATCAGGGTTGGTCGACCTCAGAAATCGCCAGCAAGGTGAAACGCTCTGTTGGCGACGTTGATCATCACCTGCAGCTGCTTGCCTGCGGTGATGAGCTGATCGCGATGGTGAAAGCGGGCGAAGTTGCTCCGACGACTGCAGTGGCTCTTTCTCGTGAACACGGGCCGAAAGCTGACAGTGTTGCCCGTGAGCAGATGGAGAAGGCCAAAGCGGCCGGGAAAAAGAAACTGTCCCGTAGCGCAGCAATTCCTCAGTTCAGCGCGGGAAAAGCGCGGCGCCTGGTAGAGTTGCTGGTTGATGCTGAGTTCGATCGCGATGGTGGCTTTGACAGTCTGATTCTTTCGCACGGCACGGCTGAAGAGATAAAGCGGATCATCGCTGAATATCGCGCTGGCATACCGGCGGGCGGGGGCGGCGATGAATCTGGCTTATGACAATGTATCACCAATCAGGCCCGAACTCCGGGCCGTGGAGCGTCGCGTGGCAGATCTGGAGGACGGATACACGCGCATCGCCAATGAACTGCTTGAGGCTGTCATGCTGGCTGGAATGACACAGCATCAGCTTCTGGTTTTCATGGCCGTTATGCGCAAAACATACGGCTTCAACAAGAAAGTTGACTGGGTGAGCAACGAACAGCTCTCCCAGCTTACAGGTATGTTGCCGCACAAATGCTCAGCAGCAAAAAGCGCGCTGGTGAAGCGAAATATCCTCACTCAGGAAGGGCGGCTGACGGGCATAAACAAGGAGCTAAATGAGTGGAAAAACGAGCCTTACCCGAAAAAGGTAAACTTACCCGAATCAGGTAAGAAATGTTTACCCGAATCAGGTAACGGGTCTTACCCGAATCGGGTAACCACAAAAGACACTATTACAAAAGACAAAAAAGACATTAAACAAACGTCCGAGAATTCTGGCGAATCCTCTGACGAGCGTCTGAAAAGTCTTCCTGTCGTCCGACCTGAAGCAGCGGTTCATTCACCGAGGGGCGATAAGTGGGGAACCGCTGATGACCTTCTGGCCGCTCAGTGGATATTCAGCCGGGTTCAGGTGATCACCCCGACAGCACAGCAACCCAACTGGCCTGCCTGGGCAAACGACATTCGTCTGATGCGCGATTCCCTGAAAGTCAGCCACCGGGAAATTTGCGAAATCTTCACCTGGGCGAACGGCAATCAGTTCTGGCAGACCAATATCCTCAGCCCTTCGAAGCTGCGAAAGCAATGGGCGACCCTTAAAGCGCAGATGAGCCAGCCGGCTCGCAACGCGCCATCCAGTTCACAGCAACAGATTCCACACTGGAACGACCGCAGAGAGTGGGAGGAAAATTTCATATGAGAAATCTCGTAGCCGCAATAAACAACCGCGACAGCAGCGCTCTGGCCCGCATGGCTGGTGACGGCCCGCAGCCGGTAGATCGTGGCGTTAACGAAACCGTTGAGCGCCTGGTCGACATGCTGTTCATGAGCCTCAAGCAGGTGTTTCCCGCATCGGTCAGCACGGCGCTGAAAGACCCGCGTGACGAAGCCTCAGCCAAGCGTCAGTGGATCGCTGCCTTCGCCGAAAACGACATCAGCACGAAGCAGCAGCTGTCGACCGGCATGAAGCACGCTCGGGCCAGTGCCTCGCCGTTCTGGCCGTCGCCTGGACAGTTTATCGAGTGGTGCAAGCAGGGCGAACTTCGATCCGCTGGTCTGCCGGACGAAGACGGCCTGTATGACATGGTGATGAAATACTCCGCCCGCCGCGGTCTGATCGACAGCCCCGAGGCGTACCCGTGGGAAAGCAACGCCGCATACTGGATGGTCACTGGCCTGTATAGCACCATGCGCGCCAACAACCTCTCCGAGTCTGAGCTGCGCGCAAAATGCCGCGCCGAGCTTCGCAAAATGGCGTCGCGCATCAAGTCTGGCGAAGAAATTCCCCCACCGCGCGCGCAGCTGGAAAAGCTCTACATGCCTACAGCCAGCGAAAAGGCCCTGGACAACGTTGCCCGGCTGAAAGCTCTCGTCAGGAAAGGGAGGTAATCATGAGCGAAAACATCAGAAGCAGTTTCGAGCGTTTTTATCACAGCGTTCACGGCGACAAGCACAGCATGACCCGATCGCACCTCGGCTATCAGGATGAGACTGTCGATCGCGCGTTTTTCTTCTGGCTGGCCGGACGGGAAGGAGCAAGGGTATGACGCAGGTTATCCAGCTCGTTATCGAGCCACCAAAACTTCGCCAGGCGCGGAACCTGACGCTGGCGATCATGAATCTCGCCCAAAAGGGCACGCTGACGCCGGAGCAGTATCAGGCGCGGATTGAGGCCGTGGGCATCCTGGCACAAGAGGCGCATGACGTAATCGTTGCTGCTGAATGTGAAACCCAACATGAGACCCGCAAGCATGGAGATACCGAAAGACGGCATACGCCTTCATAAATCGAACTTCAGCGCCATCGGGCAACAGCTTCAACCTCTGCTCGATTCCGGCGACTGCTACCGCCTCATCTTAAAGCCCTGGCGGGACAAGAGAAGCCTTTCACAAAATGCCCTTTCCCATGTTTGGTACGAACAGCTTAGCGAATACCTCATTCGCCGCGGCAAAACCATCGCTACCAAAGAGTGGGTCAAAGACGCCATGAAGCATACGTATCTCGGCTATGAGCAGCGGGAAATGGTCGATGTTATCACCGGCGAGAAAACCACAATCAGTTCGCTTCGCCACACCTCAGATCTGGATACGGGAGAGATGCACTTCTTCCTGACGCAGGTAGAGGGTTGGGCTTTAAACATCGGCTGCAAACTGACGGTGCCGGCCGACAGCGAATACATGAATCTGAAGGAAAAACAAAATGGGTAAAGCCATTGTTCAAACCATTCCCGAACTTCTCGTTGAGACGCGAGGGAACATGGCAGCAGTTGGCCGCATGACAGGCATCGCCCGTCAGACGGTGAAGTGTTACGCACGCGACGTTGATGGAAAAAAACATGCGATCGTCAACGGCGTTCTGATGGTCGCGCAGGGGAATCGTGGTCCGAGGAAAAAGGGAGAGTCTGATGCAAAAGACATGGTTCACTCATGATCCGGTAGATACCGACACCGCCAACGAACTACTTTCACGCTACGCCGCCCGCAACATCCAGACCCAAAAGACACTCGCTACCGATCCACGCCTCTGGCTGGTCAGCGCGCTGCTGCCCGAGGGAAACCGCGAACCACGGAGAGACACAACCTATGAGCACAAATGTTGGGCGTAAGCGCTGCTGTAGTTGCAACACCGTTCTCACCAGTGAGGACAAACACCGCTTCGGGCTCAACTGTGAAATCTGCGAAGAAGACACCTGGTATTACGAGCACTTCGACTATGTCCCTGTCCACACCATCTGGCGATACGTCTGCTATCAGCTGCGCTGGCTGCGGTTCAGCATTGCCGCTGGACTGGGTATATGCCTGCGCCCGCTGTTGCGCTGGCTGGATGCAAGGCGACAACCTGAGAATGCACGGAGGGAGCGATGAGGAAGATCAGGCGCCGCTGCAAAAACCCTGACTGCCGCGAATGGTTTAATCCTGCCTTTCAAAATCAGTGGTGGTGCAGCGCAGAGTGTGGAACCGTAATCGCACTTGCTAAGCGGGAGAAAGACCGGCAGAAAGCGAAACAGGAAGCAGAACGACGACGAAGAGAACAGACCCAGCAGGAAAAGCGCCACACCAAAATCCGCAAGTTAGCAGTACAGCCCCTCAGTTACTTCCATAAGCAAGCCCAGTCCGCCTTCAACGAATATATCCGCACTCGCGACGCAGAAGCGCCTTGCATCAGCTGCGGACGATTCCACGATGGAAAGTATGACGCTGGACATTACCGCACCCGCGGCGCGTCACCGGCCACCCGTTACGACGAAAGCAACTGTCATAAGCAGTGCGTTCCCTGTAACCAGCACCTCTCCGGCAACATCGAGAACTACACGCCAAACCTGATTAAGAAAATCGGGCAGGCTGCTTTCGATCGCCTGATGGGGCCGCACCCGGTGAAGAAGTGGACGCGGGAAGAGTTGCAGGAACTGGCAGCGCACTACCGGCAGAAAACCAGAGAGCTGATCAAGCAGAGGAGCGAAGCAGCATGAGCCTTGAAGCAACCGTGAAGTACCACTTCCCGAAGGGCCAAAACTTCAGCGGCACGGCGCCACAGACATCGCCTGACGCGATGACCGGGACCGACTATGTAGCTGCCATGGGCATGACGCAAAGCCGCGCGCCGCTGGGTTATGCAGCCTTTATGGGTAAGGTGGGAGTAAGCGAGAACGACGCCCGACGCGCCGTATCCCTGTTAACTGATTTTGCACTGCAGACCTGCGATCGGGTTGCCGCCCTTCGCAAGCTTGAAACTGATATTAAACCAGCTGTGATGCAAGTGCTCGCAACTTACGCCTACCTCGATTACTGCCGCAGCGCCGCCAGCGTTAAGCCGTGCGAGTGTTGCAATGCCACCGGCTTTATCGCCGCGGAAGTCGTGACGATGAAGTCGATGCTGTCGGGCGCAGGCCGACGCGAAGTGCGTGAGCAGGTCCGGGTGCGCTGCAAAACATGCGCCGGCAAAGGCGTTGTGTCTTCGGCGTGCCGTGACTGTAACGGGCGAGGGCGCGCAGTAATGCGCAAGGAGTCCGAACGGCAGGGCGTGCCGGTGATGGGAGACTGTAAGCAGTGCAGCGGAAGAGGGTTTGAACGTATTCCTTCAACTGCAGCATATCGCGCGATCAGCAGCATTACCGATTCAATAAGCCTGGCTACGTGGGAGAAGAGCGGCAAGCAGTTTTATGAAACGCTGATTGGCAAACTGGAGACAGAAGAGTCATGGGCAAATGCGGCACTGAATAAGGTGACCGCGTAGAGCCAAATAAAATAGCCTGTTATTTTATCGCAGGCTATTTACTTTTCCGGAAGTCAGGGATATAGTTCCAAACAGTGAAAGCTACGTCTTGTTGTTGAGCGGCAACAAAACAGTCTGCAGTTTCTGAGTGGACACTAAAAAGTCCTGCGGTTTAATGCCGTGGGGCTTTTTTTTGGCCTGAATTTGGGTGAGAAGCACAGCGGTAGTGCGTTCGGCTGTTAACCGATTGGTCGCAGGTTCGAATCCTGCCCTGCCCGCCATATAACCTCCCTGGCTGACCAGGCGGGCAGTTACCGAGATTTGCGTCAGGGGCCAAAAAAAAGCCCGCATACCGAAGGGGAAGCAACAGTAAGCGGGTAAAGATTCAAGTTTCACTCTGTCAACTTTCAAGGATTGACGGGTGAAAGTTAGCAGTCATGATTTTTGCCTTTGTGCAAAAAATGCTAACCCATTAAATTTAGTAAAAAATTCACAAAGGCTCGCTTCGGCGGGCCTTTTCTTTTTTCGCCCGCGGTTTGCTCCCGCATCCAATCACCCCGAGACCTTCAGAAACGAACCTGAGAACGCTGGCTTGCTGGCGAGCTTTCGGGTGCCCGCGTTCTGAGCAACAGGTTCGTCTCTAAAGGAATACGCTATGAATGCCAATAACTTGATTTGGAGTAAATATTTTGAGATCGACGAGTCCTCAAAATCCGGATTGAGATGGAAAATTGATAGGCGCGCCGGAGTTAAGGCGGGAGATATGGCTGGATATATACAGGTAGATTCCCGAACCAGCTATTACCGAGTTAGTTTTTTGGGTAAAGGTTATCGCGTACATCGAATCGTGTATGAAATGGTATCAGGCATCCCAATTCAACCGGGCATGCAAGTAGATCACATTGACGGCAATGGATTAAACAATGCCTTCTCCAATCTTAGGCTCGTAGATGGTGCGGTAAATAACCGGAATAAACGCGCATATAAAATCGATAAATCAGGCGGAGACCTCCCATCAGGGGTTAGATACTGCCGAATTAGAGATGTGTACCTGGCTGCCGTTTCTACCTTAAGCGGGGTACAAAGTGTTAAGTATTTTGGTGTCTCGAAATACGGCGATCAAGAGGCCCGGCGGCTAGCCATTAATTATCGGCGTGAAGCAATTGAAGAACTTAATAAATTAGGCGCTGGATATACTGGCCGCCACGGTAACTAATTAAAAATAACCCACACCCTTACCTGCGCTTTCGCGGGCGATTTTTATCCATAAAAAAATCCGCACTCAGGCGGATTCTTCAACGTTGGCTACGCAACGGCAGGGCGGTGCTTTTTTCTCTCGACAAGATTAAAGCTAACCGGGCTTGCTCAGTTCAGAAAGTAGACAATTCCTAATTGAGCCAGCTCCCTCAAAAACCGAGGGGGTCACATGAGTATCGATATGAGCAAACTGGCTTCGGGCGCAGCGTATGGCGCGTCAGCCGGGACGATTGCCAACGGTCTTCTGACCCGGCTTAGTCCCGATGAGTGGAGCGCTGTAGGCGTCCTGGCCGGTATTCTGGTCGCCCTGCTAACGCTCGGCATCAACTGGTATTACAAACGCAAAGCCACACTGGCGCAGATTAAGGCGCTCCAGCGCTGGCCCACCGCGCCTGGCCTCACCGAGGAATAACCCATGGCAATGTCAAACTCACTGCGGAACAAGCTGATCGCTGCTGCAGGTGGCGGAGCCATGCTTATCGCTACGGTATTCCTTGGCGGTAAGGACGGTGTAGAGGGGCGGGTGTACGAGCCCTACAAAGATGTTGCCGGAGTCTGGACGGTCTGTGATGGCCACACCGGCACCGACATCATCAAAGGCAAGAAGTACACCGACCGCGAATGCGATCGCCTTCTTTGGAATGACCTGCAGCCGGTAAAGAAGACGGTTGATAGCCTGGTCAAAGTGCCGCTGAATGAATATCAGCGTGCCGCGCTTTACAGCTTCACCTACAACGTTGGCTCCGGTGCGTTTTCTAAATCGACGCTGCTGAAGAAACTCAACGCAGGCGATCAGGATGGTGCATGCGAAGAGCTGCGTCGCTGGGTGTATGCGGGTGGCATGAAGTTCCGTGGTCTGATGAACCGGCGCGACATGGAGCGCTCAATGTGCCTTGCGGACGGTCCAAATGACATTTAGCTGGCGAACGCTGATTATCGGCCTGCTGTTGGTGGCATTGATAGCAGTTTGTCGGGTGGCTTATTTCTACCACGGTAAATACGCTGCCGCAGACAACCTGGCGACTGAACGTCAGCAGACCATTGATGACATGCAGGTGCGCCAGCGTGACGTAGCCGCGCTTGATGCGAAATACACGAAGGAGCTAGCCGATGCTCAGGCAACTATCGATCAGCTGCATGATGACGTTGCTTCTGGCAAGCGTCGGCTGCAGCTCAACGCCACCTGTACGAAGCAATCCACCTCCGGCGCCGCCGGCATGGATGATGCAGCCAGCCCCGGACTTACTGACTCCGCTGAACGGGATTATTTCACCCTCAGAAGTCGAATCGAGCTCGCTGGCAAGCAAATAGCCGGTTTGCAGCAGTACATTAATGAGCAATGCCTGAAGTGATCACCACAGGGCGCATTTGCGAGTGCGCCCGATGATGCTTAAGTTAATCAAAGTCATTAGACGCCAAAGCTAACCTTTGTGGCTCGACGGATTAAGGCGGAAATTATAATCATTAACTTAATACGGTTAGGTGTTGCTGGATCACTAAGTTTATGAACGCTACGACTTGAACCATCGGTATTAAAAAATTCCGCACCTTCTTCAGATAAATGATGACTCTCTCCACATTGAATGCTTTTCACGTGAGTGGAAAGTGATTCAAGAACGGACTCGTCAATTAGCTCATTATCGATTCTATGGGCTAGCTTATTGCGCATCGTATTAAGCCGATCCATAGCTTTATATGCTGGTAGTGGTAGGCCTAATTTCAGCGCTAGACCCAACTTTGATTGATAATTTAGCCTCAAAATCACTTTGTCAGTCGGTTCTGCTGAGAACATATCGATGTTGTTTACCGCTGCAGATATGAAAGCCTCAAGAAAGCTTTCCGTAACCAAGTGCATACGCAAAACAACGCCTATTTCGTCACTACTCTCTGAAGACGATATAAGCGCATTAGCAACAGACTGACGGCCAAACAACGTTTGGAAGATTTCAAAGTTCATCGACACCACCTAAAGGGTAAGATTTCAATGGCACTCACCGACAAACAAGAGATGTTCTGTCGCGAGTACCTCATCGATTTGAACGCCACGCAAGCGGCCATTCGGGCGGGGTACAGCGAAAAGACCGCCAACGAACAGGGCGCGCAAAACTTAGCGAAACTTAGTATCGCGCAACGCATCATTGAACTCAAAGCCGAGCGAAACGAAAGGATAGAGGTAAACGCAGATTACGTGCTGCGTCGCCTCATCGAGATTGATGAGATGGACGTTCTCGACATTCTCCTCGCTAACGGCGAACTAAAGCCGATCGCACAATGGCCCAAAGTCTGGCGCACGACCCTGTCGGGCATGGACGTCATCGAGATGGCCGGTGACGCAGCCGGGCTGCTGAAGAAAATCAAATGGCCGGATAAGGTCAAGAACCTCGAACTGCTTGGCAAGCACGTCACAGTGCAGGCATTCAAAGACAACGTTAAAAACGAACTGGTCGGCCCTAACGGGTTGCCGCTGGCTGCGCCTACGTTCGTTGTTAGCTTCGGAGCGGATGATGACGACAGCGGAGAAGAGACTTAGCTTCGCGCCCAAATTCAAACCTCTCTTTAAGCCCATTCGCTACAAGGTATTCCACGGTGGTCGCGGCGGCGCTAAATCATGGGGGATTGCCCGCGCGCTGGTCGTCATGGCCGCCTCCAAAAAGCTCCGTGTTCTCTGTACCCGCGAGGTGCAGAACTCGATCAAGGATTCAGTGCACAAGCTGCTAAAAGACCAGATTGAGATGCTCGGGCTAAACCCGTGGTTCCGCATCACCAACGAGACGATCACCAGCGCCTGCGGCAGCGAGTTCCTGTTTAAGGGGCTGCGATTCGATCCACTGGGCATCAAATCGACTGAGGGCGTGGACATCTGCTGGGTGGAAGAGGCTCAGTCTGTCTCCGCCGATTCGTGGGATATATTGGTGCCGACCATCCGTAAAGAGGGTTCGGAAATCTGGGTATCGTTTAACCCCGGCGAAGAGAAAGACCCGACCTACCAGCGATTCGTGGTTAACCCACCTGACGACAGCATCACGGTTGAGGTGAACTACTACGACAACCCGTATCTGCCCGAGACGCTTCGCAAAGAGATGGAGTACTGCAAACGGGTAGATTACGAGGCGTACGAACACGTCTGGCTGGGCAAACCTAAGTCGATATCTGAGGCGGTTATCTTCAAGCAGCGTTATCGCGTTGAAGCGTTCCCTGATGACCTCTGGCAGCAGGCCGATCGGTTGTTCTTCGGCGCTGACTTCGGTTTCGCCAACGACCCGAGCACGCTGATCCGCATGTTCATGCTGGGCACAAAGCTATACATCGAATATGAGGCCTATGGCGTCGGCGTAGAGCTCGACGAAATGGCGCAGTTTTACGATTCAGTCCCCGAGGCGCGCCGCTGGCCGATCAAAGCCGACAGCGCGCGACCGGAGACAATCAGCCACATCGGCCGGCAGGGTTTCAGCATTGACGCCGCGGCGAAGTGGAAAGGCAATGTGGAGGATGGCATCACCTACCTGAAAGGGTTTGAGGAAATCATCATTCACGAGCGTTGCAAGCACACCGCCGACGAGTTCCGGCTCTACTCCTACAAAGTCGACAAGAAGACCAACGAGATTCTCCCGGTCATTGTCGATGCACATAACCACTGCATAGACGCCATACGCTACGGGCTGGACGGTTACATCACCAGCTCAGACAGCCTTGGCACTTGGGCGCAACTTGGCAGAGGCTGAACATGTCCGAAACACAAAACGTGTCGCAGCCTGTACCGACGCGTGACAGCTATGAAAACTTTGTCGCCCGCATGGGCGTTAACGAATCGAACCAGTCCGGCGCTGGCACTTACCGCAACAACTGGACGTCACGTAACCGGCTGCTGATCGAGCAGGCTTACCGGTCGTCCTGGCTGGTGGGTGCAGGCGTCGATGCCATTCCCGATGACATGACCCGCAAGGGCGTCACCATTACCTCCAAGCTGGAAGACGGCCGCAAGAAGCAGCTCGATAACGCCTGGGATGAGATGGCGCTTTGGGAAGCGCTCAACGACACGCTGAAGTGGGCGCGCCTCTATGGCGGCGCTGTAGGCGTCATCCTGATTGACGGTCAGAACTACTCGACGCCACTTCGCATCGACGCTATCGCACCGGGCGCATTTAAAGGCGTGATGGTGATGGACCGCTGGATGCTTAACGCAACCACTGAGCGGCGCGTAACTGAGCTGGGGCCGGATTTCGGCATGCCTGAATTCTACCGTGTCGTAACTTCGGCAACCGGCATCCCGCCGTGGCGTATTCATCACTCCAGGCTGATCCGCTTCGACGGCATCCCGCTACCTTATCAACAGCGTCTGACCGAAAACGACTGGGGCATGTCGGTGATTGAGCGCTGTTTCGATCGCCTGCTGGCATTCGACAGCACCACTCAGGGCGTTGCTCAGCTCATCTACAAAGCTCACCTGCGCACCTACAGCATCAAAGGGCTTCGCTCCCTGCTGGCTATGGGCAAAGACAATCCGGCCTTCAAAGGGCTGATGTCGCACATGGATATGATCCGCCAGTACCAGAGCAACGAAGGCATGACGATTATGGACGCCGAGGACAAGTTCGAGGCGCACACCTATTCGTATGCAGGGCTAAGCGATGTGTTAGCGCAGTTCGGTCAGCAAGTGTCCGGTGCGTTTGGTATCCCGCTGGTCCGCCTGTTCGGCCAGTCTCCAGCTGGTTTCTCAACGGGTGACACTGACCTGTCGAACTACTACGACAACGTGTCGACACAGCAGGAGCGCAAACTACGGCGCCCGATCCGCAAACTGTTCGAAGTGCTCCACATGAGTCTGTTTGCTCAGCCGCTGCCGGATGACTTCACGTTCGAATTTAACGAGCTCTGGCAAACGCCGGACAGCGAGCGTGCGGATACGGCTAACAAGGTCGTCGACGCCACGGTGAAAGCCGTCGATGCTGGCCTGATGACCGAGAAAGCTGGCGCGCAGCACTTGCAGGAAACGGCCCGCGTAACCGGCCTGGGCGGCACCATCAGCGACGAGGATATTGATAATGCCAGTGACATCCCGGCGCCGACGGAAGCCGACCTCGATAACGTCGAAACCGCCGAACCTGAAGCGCGCCGAGACGCAGCTGCGAACACAGCTACGACAGATAGCGCGTACGGTGGGGGCAATCGTCGAGGGTTCGTACGATGGTTCAAACGATAGCGTCACCGACATCATGGACCGGCTGGAGCGCTATGCCGATCTGATTGAGCCATGGGCTGAGGCAGTATCGAGCCGCCTGATAGGCACGCTGGAAGTCGCAGACGATGCAATGTGGCGTGACAGGTCACAGCGTATTTCTGCCGGACTGCGTGACCTGATGAACTCCGGCACCGGCGCGGTAACGCGCAGCATCATCGACGAACAGGTTAAGCTGTTCAAATCGCTTCCCCTGCAGGCTGCCGACCGCGTTTACGACATCCACAATCAGGCGATTGAGGCCGTGGAGTCCGGTAAGCGCTCCAGCACGCTGAAGCAGGAAATCATGCGCACCGGCGAAGTGACTGAAGCGCGGGCCCGAACGATTGCCCGCACTGAGGTTGGCCGGGCATCAACTGCAATCACCCAAGCGCGCTCTGTAGCAATCGGTTCTGAGGGTTATATCTGGCGAACTGCTGAGGATGGAGATGTTCGTGATTCGCATGACAGGATGAATGGGAAATATGTTCGCTGGGATTCGCCACCAACAATCGACGGTATGACCGGTCATGCCGGGCAGTTCCCGAACTGCCGCTGTTACCCTGAAGTTGTATTCCCTCACTCGAATGTATTTGCGTCTAACTCTCGACAGACTCTTGATGGATTCAATATTGCATCTGTTAAAGGTAAATCTGTGAGGGTCAAATTTAAGGCCTAACGATGCAATATTTCTTTACTACGCGCCTCGGCAACACTCGTTTTGAGATGGCCGATGGCTCGCTGTTGTGCAAAGACGTGCCGATCGCACGCACCGGCGCGCAGGTCTACGACGAAAGCGAACTTGAAGGGCTAATCGGCGATGAGGATGGCGAGATCGTCGTCACCCGCGACGCTGACGAAGTGTTCCGGCCTGAAACGCTCGCCTCCTTCGAAGGCATGGCCTTCACGCTGGGCCACCCGAAAGACATGGTCAATCCGGGCAACTGGAAAGACTACGCCCACGGGCATATTCAAAACGTTCGCCGCGGCACCGGCGACCAGTCCGATCTGATGCTGGGCGACATTCACATCAAAACCGCCGAAGCCATCCAGCAGGTAATGAACGGCCTCGAGCAGATTTCTATGGGCTACGACGCTGACTACGAGCAGAAGGGGCCGGGTCAGGCGCGACAGCACTCAATTATCGGTAACCACTGTGCGGGCGTTCCTAACGGCCGTGCGGGTATTCGTTGTTCAATTGGAGATAGCTCATTCATGACTACCAAAAATCAGGGCTGGTTTAGCCAGCTGAAGCGGGCGATTAAAACCAAGGATGCCGATAGCCTGGCTGATCTGGTTGATAATGCGCCATCAGAACTGGTCGAGCCAAGCCTTGATTTGGCGCGGGCAGTAAACATCACTATCAACCCCGCGCAGCCGTTGCCGCCGAATAAAGAGCTTGGCGGCCTGACCACTGATGAAGATGGTGAAGGCGGCTCGCAGACTAACAGCGAGCTTGAAGCGAAAGTCGATGCACTGGCGCTTCTGGTTCAGCAGCTGATCAATCCGACCTCTACGGCAACCGTCGACAGTGACGATCCGGAGGAGAAGGAAGAGAAAACTCGCGCAACTACCGATGCTGCTTACCATCAGGGCATCGTGGCGCGCGCAGAGCTCATCCTGCCGGGCGTGAAACTGCCGGAAGGCGGCAAGCTGGCGGCGTTTAAGCGCTCCACCATGGATGCAGCATTTAAAACGCCGGAAGGTCAGGCGCTGCTAGCTCCTCTGGTTGGCGCATCACCGGACTTCAGCAAAATGCCTAAGGCAACGCTGGACGCGGTATTTGTATCCGCCAGCGAAATCGCCAAAGCGCGTAACAGCGCGCCAGCTTCTGCGTCGCGTGCTTCGTTTTACGACTCATCGAACAAAAACTCTCCGGCTGCTCTGAACAAGGCATTCGCCGCCCACTGGAATAAATAAGGGAAAACCCATGGTTGCATACCTGTACCGGATGCCAGTCGGCATCGCCGGGGCTATCTCACGCCCGCAAGACCTGACCACCGAGCCGGTGATTCTCAATGCCGCGAACACTTTTAGCCAGTACGGCCTCGCCGGTAAATACAGTGCGGATGGCAAATTCATCCCGCTGGCGGCATCGGACGAAGCTACGGTCATCACCGGCCTGTACGTGCGTCCTTACCCGACCACCTCTACGCCTGACATGGCGCGACAGGTTGGCGCAAATGCCAATTTCACTGGTGATGTGATGAAGCGCGGTTACATGACCGTGAACATCGGCAGCACCGCAGTTGGCCTGACCAAAGACGCGCCGGTTTATGTGCGCAACGCCAACCCGACCGACGCCAGCCCGCTGGGTGCAATTCTGGGCGCGGCTGTCACAGACGAAACCGTCGTGCTGCCGAACGCCGTTTTCACTGGCGCAGGCGATGCCGCTGGCAACGCTGAAATCGCATACAACATCTAAGGGAAACGCTAAATATGTACACTTTTGACCAAGCCACTCTCGACGGCACTGGCGCTTTCCTGGTTGGCGAACTTGAGCGCCTCGATCAGGAACTGAACATGCCGCTGGTCGGTTACACGTGGTCGCGCGATATCCAGCTGCGCGAAGATGTGTCGATCGCCGATGACATCAGTTCTTTCACCAACTCCACCTTTGCCGCTGCCGGCACGCCGAACCCGAACGGTAAAAACTGGATCGGCAAAGACTCCACCGCCATTGCTGGCCCGAACGTCGACATCGCAAAAACCGGCTTCCCGCTGACCCTGTGGGGCATGGAACTGGGCTGGACCGTTGTCGAGCTGGCCGCCGCTGCAAAAGTCGGTCGCCCGATCGACACGCAGAAGTACGACGCTATGCAGCTGAAATGGAACATGGACACCGACGAGCAGGTTTATCGCGGTGACAGCCAGCTGGGCGTGAAAGGTCTCCTCAACTACAGCGGAGTGGCATTCACTAACGCCCCGAAGACGTGGGCAACATCTACGCCTGACGAAATCCGGGCGTCAATCAACCTGCTGCTCTCCAATGCCTGGGCTGCATCTGGTTACACCATCGTCCCGCGTGACCTGCTGCTGCCGCCTGAGCAGTTCGCTCTGCTGTCCAGCATCATCGTATCCTCAGCCGGTAACCAGTCGCTGCTGACCTACCTGCGCGAGAACACGATCGCCTTCCATCAGAACGGCGTGCCGCTGAACATCCGCGCGGTGAAATGGCTGAAAGGTGCTGGCACCGGCGGCACTGACCGCATGATGGCTTACACCAACGACAAAAAGTTTGTGCGCTTCCCGATGGTTCCGCTGCTGAGCGTGCCGGTGCAGTATCGCGGCATTTACCAGCTGACCACCTACTACGGCAAGCTGGGCGCAGTTGAGTCTCCGTACCCGGAAACCATGGCGTATCTGGACGGCATCTAACCAATCCGGCCCCGCAAGGGGCCAACAGGAGCAGCAAATGGCTAAGAAGACGATTCGCGTCCATACCCCGTTTAACTTCACCTCTGAAGATGGCACCAGCCAGCGCTTTGAGGCCGGCGAGCATACCGTTGATGACAAGGTTGCCGATCACTGGTTTGTCACCGCGCACTCTGACGTTACCGGCAAGGCGAAAGCCAGCGCTGACACGAAAGAGTTTCAGGCACAAATCAACAGCCTGACCGCGCAGCTGGAAGAGAAAACCAAAGCGCACGGCGATCTGCAGCAGTCGGTAGCGGAGAAAGACCAAATCATTGCCGACCTGACCGCGCAGCTGGCAGCCCTGCAGGTGCCCGTAACTGAACCGGTAACGGAAGGTAATGCTGATGGCAAGAAACCGAAATCTGCCGACAGTAAGTGATTTTCGCCGCGACTTCCCGCAGTTCAGTGACGACACCAAATATCCCGACGCAGTAATCGAGTTCCGACTTAACCTCGCAGACATGCTGATTGACGGCTCCGCCATGGGGAACATGTTCCCTTATCTGGCAGAGCTGTTTGTCGCGCATTACATGGTGCTGAATGCCGCAGATACGGCGGCCGGCGCGCTGGGTGGTGCTGGTGGCACAACGAGCGGTGTGGTTGCGTCCAAGTCGGTGGATAAAGTCAGCGTGAGCTACGACAACAGCGCGACGCTCAATGCTGATGCGGGCTTCTGGAACTTCTCCCGTTACGGCGCGGAGTTCTGGCAGCTGCTGATGCTCTTCGGGTATGGCGGTGTTCAGCTATGAAATCAGGCCTGACCATTCGCGCCGACACGGCGCAAAGCATTCTGGACGCCCTTAAAACCCTCGCTAACAAGGATGTTCTGGTGGGCATCCCGGAGTCGAAAGACGAGCGCGATGATGGCGACATCGGGAATGCGGCGATCGGCTACATCAACGAGAACGGGTCGCCGGCGCAGAACATTCCGCCGCGGCCCCATCTCAAGCCCGGCGTGAAGTCGGTCGAGCAGGATTTCATGCCTCACCTGAAGGCGGCCGCGCAGAAGGCGCTGGAAGGTAATGCGGAAGGGGCAGTGACGTCCCTCGACCGCGCCGGAACGGTGGCAGCCAACGGGGTGAAGCGGTACATCACCATTACTGGATTCACTCCCCTGGCTGACGCCACGATCGCCAACCGTCTGCGCCGGGGCCGCACTGGTAATAAGCCACTCATCGACACCGGCGAATACCGCCGCTCAATCACGCACGTTGTGAGGGATAAAGATGCCGACACTTGATGTAACTGACGTTCTGCTGTCGCCTGAATTTCTCGATACGACGCTCGTGGTAAAGCGCAATGAGCAGACGGTCGATGATGATGGCTTTCCCAAAAACATCACCACTGAGACCCCTTTCGGTGGCGTGGTGACGGTTGACCGTTCACTGGAAACCCGGCGCATGCAGGCCGGCCAGGTGATTAATGGCGCAATCCTGATTATCACCACCTACCGCCTGAGCAGCGGCAACACCGGCATTGATGCCGACATCGTGACTTATCGCGGCCGCGACTATCGCGTGACCTTTGTCGATCCGTACACGGCTTACGGCGCCGGTTTCGTCCAGGCGCACTGTGAGCTGCAGCCGTTTGATGGAGGCCCGCGTGAGTAACAGCAGCACATCAGCCGGATATCTGACGCCCGTCAGCGCGCCGCAGGCATATGACGAAACGCTGGAGCGTGAACTCAGCCAGTGGGTGCGGGCATTATCGGGCCTGCCGGCTGGGATGGTTCGCCCGCGCTGGACAGCGACTCAGGCGGCAATACCTGCAGCGGACGTAGACTGGTGCGGATTCGGCATTATCGGCTTCATTGCTGACGATGGTCCCGCATTTGTGCGGCAGACCGATGACAGTAATCAGCTGTGGCGTCATGAGGTGATCGAAACGCTCGCCTCGTTTTATGGCCCGCAGAGCCAGTCTATAGCGACGCTGTTCCGTGACGGGCTGACCATCGAGCAAAACAACGAAACCCTCAAACAGAATGAGCTGTCACTCGCTGATTACAGTGAACTGACTGCTTTCCCTGAGCTTATCAACAATCAGTGGGTGCGCCGGTACGACATCACTGTGCGCCTGCGCCGCAAAATCATTCGCACGTACGGGGTCCGTTCCATCATCACTCCCAACGTCACCATTACTGGAGATTAATAAATGGCGGGATTATCCGTTAGTCGCATCTCAGATGTGACGGTTACCCTTTCGGCTAAAGCAGCCCAAGGGCGAAATTTTGGTTCGATGCTTATCCTTGGCGCATCGACAGTCATCCCGATCAAGGAGCGCCTGCGCATTTATGAAAGCGCTGATGATATTGGTGACGATTTCGGCATTAACAGCGAAGAATATAAAGCGGCGCTGATCTGGTTTTCCCAGTCGCCCCAGCCTTCGGAGGTGTATGTCGGTCGCTGGGTGGAATCATTAGCAACTGGCGAAACTGGTAACACAGAAACCTTGCCTGAGGCCGTTAATACGCTGCTGGGCTATAACGCCTGGTACGGCCTGCACCTGGCGGTTGAAACTGACCCAACGCTCGCTGACGTAACCAGTATTGCAGCGGCTATCCAAGCGGCAACTGTTTCGCGTGTATTTGCTTATACCACGCAGGACGCTGCAGTAATGGATTCGTCCTCCACAACCGATATTGCAGCTGCCTTAAAAGCGGCAGGTTATGGTCGAACCTTCCTGCAATATTCCTCTACCAGTCGTTATGCAGCGTTGTCAGCGTTTGGCCGGGCTTTCACGGTCGATTATACGGGAAGTAATACGACTATCACCCTCAAGTTTAAGTCAGAGCCTGGCGTAACGTATGAAACCCTGAGCGCCCCTCAGGCGAACGCTCTGGAGGCCAAAAATTGCAACGTCTATGTCCTCTATGACAATGACACAGCCATTCTTGAGCAGGGCGTGATGTCGAATGGTGACTTTTTCGATGAGCGTCATGGTCTCGATTGGCTGCAAAATGCGGTACAGACAGCCGATTATAACACCCTCTACACCAGTGACACGAAGATCCCCCAGACCGACTCAGGGACCACTATGCGCATTTCCAACATTGAGCTTGTTCTGCAGCAAGCAGTTGGAAACGGCCTCTTTGCTCCCGGCGTATGGTCAGGTGGACCGATAGGCCAGCTGGCTAAGGGTGACACGCTGACCAAGGGCTATTACATCTACGCTCCCAGCGTTGACAGTCAGCTTCAGGCAGATCGAGAAGCGCGTAAAGGCGTACCCATTCAGGTTGCCGGAAAACTGGCCGGAGCTGTGCACTATGGCTCCGTTGCAATCACTGTAGTGCGCTAAGGGGTAATCAATGTCTACTTATTCATTCATGGATGTCAGCGCCAGTCTGGCAGGCCCGTCCGGGATCATTGACCTTGGATACGGTTCAGCCAACTCGGAAGAGGGCATCACCGTCACGATGACGGAAGCTAAAAACACCATGACAACTGGTGCCGATGGCGAAGTGATGCATAGCCTGCACGCAGGCAAGTCAGGGACGATCACCGTCAACCTGCTAAAGACCTCTCCGCAAAATAAAAAGCTCTCTCTGATGTACAACGCGCAGAGCCTGTCATCTTCCCTTTGGGGCAATAACGTCATTGTCCTGCGGAACAAGCAGTCCGGTGACACCGTTACCGCGCGCGCAGTGGCTTTCCAGCGCCAGCCTGACTGGAACAACCCAAAGGTGGCCGGAACCGTAGCGTGGGTATTTGATGCCGGTAAAATCGACGAAGTTCTAGGGGAGTATTAATTCATGGAATTTGAAATCAAGGGCGTCCAGTACCGCACCGCGAAGCTCAGCGTCTTCGACCAGCTGAAAGTTTCTCGCAAGCTGCTCCCGGTTCTTGCCGGGGTGCTGGCCGATTTTCAGGGCATCAAGGCAGCATCTCAGGGCGGCGATATGTATAAGGCGATGGAAACTGCCTTGCCGAAAATCGCCGATGCACTGGCGGGCATGTCTGAAGAAGACACGAACGCCATCATCTTCCCCTGCCTGTCAGTGGTTTCCCGCCAGAACGGAAAAACCTGGGCGCCGGTCATGTCGCAAGAGCAACTGATGTTTGATGACATCGATCTGATGAGCATGCTGCAGATGGTTGGTCGGGTGGTAGGCGACAGCCTGGGAAATTTTTTGCCCGCACTCCCCGCCAGCGAGACTGCGCCCCAGTAAGTGGCCTGACGCTGGAATCACTTCCTGATGGCGAAGATTTTCTGATGCGCCCGGTTGATGCCGGGTACATCAGCTATTCAGCCCTGAAGGATGGTTCGGTAGATCTGGCAGACATTGCCAGAATGAATGACTGGCTCGACCTGAAGGCTGACAACAATAACCGCATAGAGCGCTGGAGAAAGGCAAATGAACGCTGAGACTATCAAGGATTTTCTGGTAAGCCTCGGCTTTCAGGTTGATGAGGCCGGTGCTCGCAAATTTGATACGGTTATCGCCGGCACAACCGCGCAGGCGATGAAACTGGGTGTTGCCGTTGAAGCTGCAGCTATTTCCGTGGTTGCCTTTACTGCCAAAATCGCCAGCGGCCTTGACCAGCTCTACTGGGCGTCTCAGCGTACGGGCGCAACGGTCGCGGGCATTCAGGCGATCGGCTATGCTGCGGCTCAGGCCGGGTCGAGTGCAGAAGCTGCGCGCGGTTCGCTGGAAAGCCTTTCACGCTTCATGCGTAACAACCCGGGCGCCGAAGGATTTCTGAATCGCCTGGGTGTGCAGACGCGTGACGCCAGCGGCAACATGCGGGATATGGCGTCCATCTTCACAGGCGTCGGCCAGCAATTGAACAAAATGCCTTACTACCGCGCGAATCAGTACGCGCAGATGCTGGGCATTGATGAAAACACCCTGATGGCAATGCGCCGCGGGATGGGCCAGTTTGGCGCGCAGTATACGCAAATGGCGAAAGCTATCGGCTTTAATGCTGACCAGGCTGCCGCCAGCTCTAACCGCTTCATGACGTCTCTGCGTGCGTTCGGCCAGATGGCGGGGATGGCACGCGACAAGATCGGCTCTAACCTGGCGGAGGGGTTGTCAGGTTCTATCGATACCCTGCGCAAGCAAATCGTCGACAACTTCCCGAAGATTGAACAGACGATTATCAGCGGCGTTAAAGGCATCCTGTGGCTCGCTGAGGTCATCGGCCGCGTCGTGTACCGGCTGATACAGGCCGGCGGCGACATCATGCAGTGGTGGTCATCGCTGGATAAGTCAACGCAGCGCCTTATCGAGGTGTTCGGCGCGCTCGTTATTGCCTGGCGCATCCTGAACGGTGCGTTCGTGATGTCGCCGATAGGGATGATAACCGCCCTTGGACTTGCCATTCTGGCGCTCTACGACGATTACAAAACGTGGAAGGAAGGCGGCCAGTCACTCATCGACTGGAAAAAGTGGGAGCCTCAGATAAAGGGCGCCATCAAAGGCGTCGACGATCTGAAAGATGCCGTTATGCGACTACTAGGCATCGACCCGCAGACATGGACAGCCAAATGGGACATGAGCAACCTCATGGAAAACCTTGGCGAGCTGTCCAAAATGCTGGACGGGATAGCGCGGCTGCTCAACGCCATTAAAGACGGACGATGGAAAGATGCCTACGCGATCGGGCGCGAGCTGATAAATCAGGGGCAGGGTAACCCCGATGCATTGCCTGCCGTATCCGCCAGCGCGGACAGTGCCGCAGACTATATCAAGGATAAAACCGGATTCGACCCGCGCAGCATCGGGGCGGCCATGAAAAGATGGTTTGGTGATAGCTCTGCCCAGCCGATAGCGGCGGAAGACCCTGGACCAGAGCGAATCTATCCGGTAGATGGCCCGGTTGAACAATACGGGCAGTCTATCAGGCGGCCTCAGGCGAGTAAGGAAGGCAGTCAGTTGCTGGGGTGGCTGCAACCGATGTTCAGTAAGCTCGAGCAGCTATATCAGCTACCTGTGGGATTGCTGAAAAGCGTTGCGATCACCGAGTCTGCAGGCAACCCCAATGCGATGTCTGGCGCCGGCGCGCAGGGGCTGCTTCAGCTAATGCCCGGCACGGCTAAGGATTTGGGGCTGCGCGGTAACGAGGCATTTGACCCGGTTAAGTCCGCACAGGCTGCAGCAAAATATCTCGCCCAGCTCTTAAAGGCCAATAACGGCGACCTTCCTAAAGCGCTCGCTTCTTATAACTGGGGCATCGGTAACGTGCAGAAGCATGGCATGGCGCTAATGCCGCAAGAAACCCGGAATTATATCCCGCGCGTTCTCAGCAATATGCCGGCCAGCGGCGCACAGATCAGCCAGGAAACTAATATCCATATCCACGGAGTTAACGACCCCAGCAGGGCCGCCAGCGAAGTCGCCGACAAACAAATGGCGGTGAACTCACGCTTTTCACAAGCACTCGGAACGGGGCCGCGCTGATGGACATTCTTTCTACGTTGTTTTCACAGCAGAGCCGGAAAATCGGGCTGATAGTGCCAGACGTGGTGATTACCGAAAAACACAGCGACACACTGGAAATCACAGAGCATCCCGTAGAAAAGGATGCTCCTGTTGCTGACCATGCGTTTAAAAGGCCACCCGAACTGGTGATGGAAGTAGGCTTTTCTGGCGGAGGTTCGTTGCTGGACTTGCTCGATACGTCATCAATAGGGCTTAGCCTCGGCCTTAGCCCGAAAGAGGTGTATCAGCAGCTGATCGACCTGCAGGAAAGCCGCGTGCCGTTTGACGTGGTAACCGGCAAGCGCCTCTACACCAACATGCTGATCCGCGTGCTGGATGTAACGACTGACCGTACATCGGAAAACGTGCTTATGGCGACGCTGACGCTGCGCGGGGTGATCATCTCTTCTACGCAGACGATATCTGTAGCGGATAAGGGCGACATGTCGCAGGGCGTAAGCACTTCAGCAGTGCAAAACTCCGGCGTTAAGTCGACAAAGCCCACCGGCAGCCAGTCGATTTTATCGAAGCTGTCCGACCTGTTTTAAGGAGATACGATGCAGGCCAGTGAAATACCCCTGTCACCGGATAACCAGCAATTTTCCTTAGCGATAAATAGGGTTAATTACTCGATAAGGACGGTTTGGCGTGACGCCGCGGGCTGGGTGATAGACCTGCTAGACAGCAGCGGTGCAGGTATTGTGACCGGCATTCCTCTGGTTACGGGCGCCAACCTGCTGGCGTCATTTTCTTATCTTGAACTCGGCTTCGGGCTCGTGGTGCTTTGCGATGATCCGACGCAGGATTACCCCACAAAAACCGACCTGGGCATCAGCAGCCACCTCTGGGCCGTAACGGAGTAAACATGTCACAGAACTGGATGCGCCACTTCGAGCTGCAAATCCTGTCAGAAAGTGGTGAAGGCATTAGCCTGAGTGACTTCAAGGTGACGTTCCGCATTGAGTGGACAGATACCCGCTGGCCGCGCGTTGCAATGGTGAAGATTTATAACCTCTCCAAAGACACCTGCAGCCGCATTCTGGGAAAAGAGTTCGCGAAGATTAAAATCATCGCAGGCTATGACGGTATGCCGGCGGCTGTAGACAGTAGCCAGGTCGGCGTAGCAACGGAAATTGACCCGTCACAAGTCGGCCAGACGAATGGCACGAACTTCGGGGAAATTTTCAGCGGTGAAATACGCTTCACCGTCACCGGACGCGACAACCCTACCGATACCTGGGTTTTGATTCAGGCGATCGACGGCCATCAGGCATTCATGAACGCCAGTGTGACCACAACGCTCGCGGCTGGCTACACCGTTGCTGATGTTCACGCCGCAGCTATGGACAGCTTCAACCCTTTTGGCGTGACGAAAGGAATCACGGGCGACACGCCAGCTACGGTATTCCCGCGCGGTCGCGTGCTTTATCAGTCAACGCGCGATGTTATGGATAACGTTGCGGTGCAGTGTGACGCCACCTGGCAACTGGTTGATGGTCAGGCTCAGATGGTGCCGACCGATAAATACGTGCAGGAAGCTATCGTATTGAACAGCGATACCGGCCTGATTGGAATGCCTCAGCAGACGATGGGGGCAGGCGTTAACTTGCGCTGCCTGATAAACCCGAATATTCGGCTAAATGGTCTGGTACAGATTGATCAGGCTTCAGTGTATCGCGCCAGCCTGTCAGCCGACGAGGTGAAGGCATTGCCTGGCCGCGCCAGAGAGGAAAATGTGAATGGCAACCTGTCGGTAAACGGCACACTGCAACAACCTGCAAGTATTGCGGCAGATGGCTTATATATCGTCAAGTCCATCGATTATAATGGCGACACACGCGGGCAGCCTTGGTATATGGATATGATGTGTTTCGCTCGCGGATCAGCAGATTTGCTATCCACTTCAGCTATAAACAGAGGTGCTTCATGAGGGCGGTTCTATTGTTGTTGCTGTTCCCGTTTTATGCGCTGGCAGCAAGCGACGCGGGCAAGCCTTTTATGGACTGTGGGAAAGGAGATTACGTCCTCTTTTACCCGAAAGATGAGCGATCATTTATTCAGGTGAACGGCAATCAACCACTAAACCAAACGGTAAAGTACCTCGGAGCTCAAGGTGATTCCTCAGCCATGCTGGTGACGCTTCCTTTCTCCCGCAATTTAATGCTGCAGTGGGAGAAGCTTCCAAAGCGACAGCGGTTATACGTGTACGATTATCCTGATGGCGTACATCCTCGGATGGTCGAAAAAATAGACTGCAAATGGATGAATAAATAGCAACCAACCCGCTTCGGCGGGTTTTTTATTGCCCGGAGTAAACATGTCAGTCAATCCTCAGTCGCTGGCAGGCGGCGAACTGCAGGCGATGAAGGTGCTGTCTGACACCATCTTCTCCATGCTGCGCGTCTCTATGCCTGGAATCATCCAGTCGTTCGACCCTATAGCATGTACCTGCACTGTTCAGCCGGCCATATCAGGTCAGGTTGCAGATGAGGCAGGCGCGTTTAAATCTGCGCCCCTACCACTGCTGGTCGACGTTCCGGTGGTATTTCCACGCGGTGGTGGCTGCACCATTACTTTCCCTGTGAAAGCTGGCGACGAGTGCCTGGTGGTGTTTTCCGATCGCTGCATCGACTTCTGGTGGCAGAACGGCGGCGTGCAGGAGCCTGTCGACCCTCGGCAGCATGATTTGTCAGACGCCTTTGCGTTCATTGGCCCGCAGTCGCAGGCGGAAGTTATAGGGAATATCAGCACCTCTACGCTGCAGATGCGAACGGATGACGGTGCGGCTTATATTGAGCTCGACCCAAACAGCCATGCCGTGAATATCGTGGCGCCGGGCGGCCTGAACGTGACGACTCCTCTCGCCAAATTCAGCCAGGCGGTGACCATTACCGGATTGCTGACATGGATGGGCGGAATGGTCGGCAGCCTTGCAACTGGAACCGCGGCGAAAATTACGGGCGCCATCGAGTTTATCGGTAGCCTGAAGTCCAACGGCAAAGATATCAGCGACAGTCACACGCACAGCGGCGTGCAGACCGGCACTGGCAATTCTGGCAAGGTGAACTGATGCGATACAGACGCGAAGATGCCAATGGTGACTACACCTTCGGGCAGGGCGATGATACCTGGCTGATTAACTCACCGGAAACGGTGGCGCAGGCGGTGAAGACGCGCTTTCTGCTGTGGTATGGGCAGTGGTTCCTCGACACGACAGAGGGAACGCCGTGGATCCAGTCCGTACTGGGTAAGCAGAAGCCGGAAACCTACAACCTCGCCATTCGCCAGCGCATCCTTGAGACGCGAGGCGTTAACTCTATCAAGTCGTTCGATACGACGCTGAATACATCATCCCGACGCGTAGTGTTTACCGCGACGATCGACACTATCTACGGAATGACGACAGTCACAAGCGAGGCGTAATGGCTCTCAATTTAGATACGCTGGGGCTCTCCGCTACGGTGACCGCCTCAGGGATAAGTGCGCCTGATTACCAGACAATCCTGAGCACTATCACCGAATATTTTCAGCAGATTTACGGCACCGACGCTTATCTGGAGCCTGACAGTAAAGATGGGCAGATGGTCGCGCTTGTAGCGCTGGCGGTACATGATGCCAACAATACGGCGATTCAGGTTTACAGTTCCTTTTCGCCATCCTCCGGCATGACCGACGCCCTTACGCGAAACGTCAAGATCAACGGCATCGCTCGTAAGGCGGCCACCAATTCCACGGTTGACGTGACGCTGACCGGCACCGCAGGAACGACGATCACAAACGGCTCGGTAAAGGATGCCAATGGCATCATCTGGAACCTGCCAGCCAGCGTGACAATCGATGTGGGCGGTTCTGTAACCGTGACGGCTACTTGCGCTAATTCAGGCGCAGTAGCAGCAGTTGCTGGAAGTATCACCAAAATCAATACGCCAACACGCGGCTGGACGGCCGTATCCAACGCTAACGCAGCGACTGTAGGCTCTGCCGCGGAAACTGATGCTCAGCTTCGAGTGCGACAGTCACAGAGCGTGGCAATACCCGCGCTGACGCCGTTTGATGCTGTCGACGGCGCGATCGCCAACGTAGCAGGCGTAACCCGTCATAAGCTTTACGAGAACGATAGCGGAGCAGTGAATAGTGACGGCATTCCTGCCCACTCAATAGCGGCGATTGTGGACGGTGGGGACGTTACGGAGATCGCACAGACTATCCGTGGCAAAAAAGGCCAGGGTGTTGCCACGTTCGGCTCGACGACCGTCACTGTGCCGGATAAATACGATAATCCGCACGCAATCAGCTTCTCGCGATCAACTGATGTTCCGATATATGTCGCCATAACTCTGAAGGTCTTCACCGGTTACACCACTCAGATCGGCGAGCAGATTAAACAGGCGATTGCCGATTACATCAACAGCCTGACAATTGGCGATGACGTCCTCTTAAGCCGCATCTATTCGCCGGCAAACCTCGGTGTCGTGAGCGGCGGCAACGCGAAATACTACGACATCAACGCCCTGACCATTGGCAAGTCGGCCGGCTCTCAGGCGGCAGCAAATATCGTCATAGCCTTCAACGAATCAGCATCCTGCAGTACAGCAAATATAGCTCTCACGGTGACGTCATGAGCAAATATACCGACCTGATTACCAACTACCACAGGGGAAAGCCTCTGTTTGTCGACCATGTCGACCTGTCAACGCGTCCGCTTACTGATACTTCCACAACCCTGCAGAATTTGCTCACTGCCTTCGATATAGACAGCGCGATAGGCGTGCAGCTTGATGTTCTGGGTGAGTGGATTGGGCGAACGCGAATCGTCAGCCAGCCAATCAGCGGCGTCTACTTCTCATTTGATACCGATGGGGTTGGCTGGGATCAGGGCGTCTGGCAAGGACCGTATGACCCGGACGCAGGCTTCACTAGCCTGAGTGATGACACTTATCGCATTGTCCTGAAGGCGAAGATAGCCATCAACAGCTGGGATGGCCAAAACGACTCGCTGCCGGCGATTCTGGAAACAGCGCTTGAAGGTTCCGGTTTGCGGATGCAAATCGTCGACAACCAGGACATGACCATCTCAGTCTGGGTATTTCCGGAAGAGGATATCAGCCAGGTGTCACTCGAGCTTCTGGCTGCTATCAAACAAGGTTACCTGACAGTTAAAGCTGCCGGAGTATGGGCCGGCGATGTTCAAACGCCTTCTATTTTAACACCATCAGTTGGGTCGAAATTCTTCGGCTTCGATATGGACAATGAATATATTGCCGGCTTTGATGACGGCGCATGGGGAGTGACACTTTAATGGCTACAAATAACTTTAAGGCGTTTGCAAACACAAATAGCGCAAACGTAACCAGCCAGGCTGATTATGAGGCGCTGGCTGCATTACTCAGCGGTTTTCAAAGTGGCAAGGCGTCTTCAGCGCAAATCAATAAGGTTCTTCGCCAGTCATCGGCAATGGCCTATGTTTTGGCTCAATTCATTTCAGACTCAGCAAATGTGGACGTTCTTGATAACGGGGCGCCAGCAACAATTCTTTCGAATTTAAAGTCAGGTGTGAAAAAGTTCACTCCAGGTAGACTGTTAAATGTCGTTACTTTCCTCGCCTCTGGTAATTACACTCCAGGAGCTGGTACAAATTTTATCCGAGTCAAGGCAGTTGCTGGCGGTGGAGCTAGTGGAAGCGAGGCTGCAACTAGTGGAGGAAATGGAGGGATGTCACAAGGGGGATATTACGGTCAGTATATTGACGTTTTAATCCCGGTCTCTGCATTTAATGCACCGGTATCAATAGTCATTGGTTCTGGAGGAACCCCTGCTGCTGCGGGGCAGAATACGGGGGGGACAGGTGGAGCAACATCTTTTGGGGCTATTTTCACTCTTCCAGGCGGGCCGGGAGGAGTATCAATGCCGATTTCAACGGGGGCAGCCGCGGCAGGGGCTAGTCTCTCCAGCAGGCCAATAACATCAACTATTACGCCAATCAATTCCTCTGGTGGCATCACTAAGGCCAGCACGACTATTCAAGTTGTTCCGGGCACTAACCTTGGGCAGATGCCGTTGCCATCTCCTATTGAGGGGGGGTATTACGGCTCAGGCGGAATTGGTGTTCCTGCGACGACGTCTGCCGTACAGGGAAATTCTGGGGTTTCAGGAATTATGATCATTGAGGAGTATGCATAATGACGGTTAACTTAGCCATGATTGCAGACGGCGACATTGAAGTGCTTAATACTATTGTTGCGGAAAGTGAAGATTTCAAAATGGAAGGGTTTGTGTTTGTGCCAATTTTAAATAAACAGTGCGAAATAGGAATGTTTTATAATAAAAAGGATGGGCTCTTTTATTTTGATAAGGGGTTTAAATTGTCGACGAATCCTGTTAATGACCCATCCCAAACACCCCTTGGAGACAATTGATTTCTGTCCTAACGCTTACCTATTTTAGTAAGTGGTCTTTCTATAAATCTGAACGTCAGGGATGACACGATTACGGTAGCCAAGACAGACATCGCCGCGAATAGAATATTAAAATTAATGTCGTTACTTTTAAAGTACAGCATGAGATAAATGATCGGAGTGTGCATTAAGTAAATAGAATATGAGCTCCTTCCCAGATATATAAAAGGCTTGTTTTCTAATAGAGAAATGAACGGACCACTTGACTGGGTTAAAGTAACTAAGCCTATAGATATAAGTATTATTACTAAAGTGTAGGTCGCAATCGATGGGATCACGCCTGACATGATTAACAGCATCGTAATGACTGAGGAGCCAATAATCCATGATGAATATGTCTCAAGGATGCATTTTAATTTCTTATTCTCCAGTGCAAGCATGGCGATGACGCCAATTGATACGCATAACATACATCTTAACATCCCCCCGCTGAGGATTAAATAATGCGGTGTATGTATTTCATTTGATTTCATGCTAACTGCTATCATCATTAAAACAGAAACGATAAAGATAACAAAAGAAATGAGAGGCCGATAACAGCATGCAATGATTACTATTGATGCTACGTAAAGTTCAGATGATATAGACCATGTTGGGGGGTTAAGATATGGAGTTAACGAACCAAAATTGCTAAGCAAAAGTATATCTGTAATTATTTTCCCAAGTGAGAACTTACCTATCCAGTCAGGAAAAAATAGCCCATTGGAAATGTAGAGGCAAAGAGGTATCAAAGCAGAGGCGAAAATATGTAGGGGATAAAGTCGTAAGAATCTTGACTTGAAAAATGTAAAGACTTCTCGACCTTCAAACGTAAGACTGTCCTTATGGTTATAATATAAAACCATACCGGAAAGAATAAAAAAAACATCCACAGCAAAAGTTGAATTTCTTACAATGTTGAAACCTGTTCCCCATCCTGTAAAGTGAGAAAATGCATGGCTTGAAGCAACAATCAAAGCCAGACCCCCTCTCATACCATCCAAGCCTTTAAGACGTTCCATATAAAATCCATAATTAGTATTTATGCGACGCAAGCTAATCGAAATTCTTCCCGCAGACAATATCAAAATGCTCATACCTCATAAAAAAGCCCCGGCGACGGGGCAGAGGCGTACCGCGCCGATCTGAGCAGGCTACGGGGTAGGGTGACTAAAGCTTAACCACCCACGTCTGGCTTATCCAGACCTAACTCCGTGCCAGAGCCAGCTTTACAAAAATCCAAACCGCAGCGGCTTGCCAAAAACACACCTCAACATTACTGTGTTTATATACAGTAAATTTGCAGGGTAGTTTTATGCCACGCGATTATGAAATCACCGCGGCTTTCAAAGATGCGATCAAGCTGGACGCTAAAAATCGGCGGTTAGTGACAACGAACGACTTTCGGTTAGCGCTCGTAAAGTACAACCATCACTGGCCTCTGGAGGAGTGCAACCGCTGGATTAAGCGGTATCAGACGTTCTTTTTCGAGCTCGTCACGGACGGCGGAGAGAACAAGACGTGGGCCCTGCGCAACATGGGGTATGTTAGATGAGCGCGTCATATATAGAAGAAAGCTTCGAGCCTCCATTGTGCAGCGCGTTCCGCATCGAGACGCCTGACGGGTTTGTCATCGTCGACCGCAGCGTAAAAATGAAGCCTGGGGATGAGGTGGCGTTTCAGTACGATGGCTATCCGATGGTGGGCAAGCTGTTCGCCTCCGGGCTGATAACGCAAGACGGGGAGACGATAGACGGGGAAGGGCTGGAGGGCATCATCGTGCTGGGTAAAGTTACTGCCACGATTCTGGAAGATGACGACGAGTACCGGCCGACGATCTGA